GGGAGTCAATCGAGGAGTTCTACTCAGTGATTGATGAAGATGAGCTATATAAATTCATTGTAAGAATCGAAGACTACTACGACGAACTGGAGAATTAATGTTTATTTTATTTGTATTGATTAGTTTAATTGTTCCTAATGCTTATGGTCAGAACTATGATGATAAGTATTTCAGAATCAAGAAAGTAAAGAGGTCTGTTGCTGTAAAGGAAGAAGCAAGCTTTACCCCTAGCACTATAAAGATTGTCGAGGAACTGCTTCCCCTTCAATCGGAGACTGAAGAGACAGACCCTCTTGCTATCATTGAAACTTTCACTAAGGTGTGGCAAATCATCGAAGACAATCAGCCTGTTGTAAGAAACGACACGGACAAGTTTGCCAATGCTCTCCCTGCCATTTCTCAAATAAACTGGAGTGCTGTTGGTGGATGGCAACCAGAAAGGAACGTGACCGTTACCATCGTTTACACCAACTATTATGGTATGGAGGTTATTCGATTGCAATACCAAGTTAAGGTGGTATATGGCGGTAATGTAAGAGGTAAGGGTTTATACATCGCCTCTGCTAAGATTATACCTACGCAGATTAGCGTAGCTTGGGGATACACACTAAACGTGGTAGCTTCAGCCCCATTAGTTCTTAATGCTAGAACGCCACAAGACCCTCTTGCTGTTATCTATCTGAACCTAAACTATGTTGTAAGCACCATTGTAAAGACTGATTCAGTTACTGATACTTACCAAGTTCAAGGTGATGGACTAATGAAGAACACAAAAAGTAATAGACTTTTGTTTCCAGCCGTGTTAAAATTTCATTAAATCGAAAGGAACATTATGAATCTATTTGTACCGTCACCAGAAATCAGACCAAGCGTAGAAGCTCTCGACGACAAGCGTGTAGTCAAGATGGTTCTTGAGACAGCACAGCTTCTCTCCACAGCTATCCGCATCCTTGACCCTGAGACTACCCTCCCTATCTACAAGATGACTCATAAGAATCATCCCGTAAGCATTTGGGTTCGTTCTTCTATTGACAACTACAAGTATGGAATGGAATACTTCGTTACTATCTGTAATGAATATACCTATCGCTTTGGTAAGACTCATAAGTCCATGGAACTTCTTCCTCACTTTTGCGAGTTCTTTAAGTGGCTTCACACTGAGCGCAATTTCCCCATGGAGCAAACCCCATTTGCTAACTGTACAGAGTTCAAGACTGACGAGGTACACACTGCGTACAAGAAAACCTTGACAGCCAAGTGGAATAATGATAAAATTACTCCACGATGGACGAACAGGAACAAGCCTATGTGGGTTTTCTAAAAGAAAGGTACGGATTTATGTCAGATAATGTAGATCACCCTAAACATTACAACCAAGGAAAGATTGAGGTAATTGATTACATTGAAGATAAAAACTTGGGATTTAATTTGGGCAACGCTGTTAAATATATTTCTCGTGCAGGTATTAAAGATCCGGCCAAGACACTTGAGGATTTGGAGAAGGCTTGCTGGTATGTTAAGCGTGAGATTGAACGGCTAAAGAAATGAAACTTAAAGCGTTAGAGTACAATACCGAGGAATATTGGGACTATATCTTTTCCCTTCCCAAAGAAGAAAGAGAACGGATATTGTCTCAGCTTCCTCAAGATTGGAAAGACTCTAACCCTTTAGTTTATGTTGAGCCTGAGTTAAAGAATAAGTATGAAAAATAAAATAATGGATATGTTTCCTCATTATTGGATTTGTATGGACTGTGCTAAACAAAAAGGAGGAACTTTTCCTAAGAACCATGTTTGCACAGTGGTAGCTGATTCTATTTGCGAATACTGCAATAAACAAAAAGATTCTATTGTACCGTTTGTTGACTTTGATTGGGAAGATAAAGTTATTACATTGTACGCTAGAGGAGCAAGAGACTAAATGGAAAACTACAAACCTAAAAACGACATCGAAGAAAATCAAGCGAATATGTTAGAATCTGTATTACTTAAACTTGAAGCGCACAAGAACTACATCGTGCGAAGAATCGAAGACAAAGGCAAGAAGCTACAAGCTAAGGTGACATTCGATTCGGTTATTAAGTATATCTATTCTGCTAAAGATGTGATTCCGCCGGACGAAATTAGGGAGTATGTCTTCTTGATAAGCGATAACAAGACGCATCAAAATGTCCTTGACACCTACGAAGATATATATTATAATATGTATAAAAGATATTACGGTAGGAGCGAAGACTCTTACTTGGAGAGAGTATAACAATGGCAATCACAAAAAATATTGTAGTGGGTATCAGCGACATTCATAACGAACCGGATGCAATTCTGTTTCGCAGTACAGAGAATAGCGAGGATGTAAACATCCAAGTAGTAACTTCTAAGTTCGCAGTTAAGTGCGAAGATGTTATGAGAGCTATCGGGATTGTAAAAGAGTTTGTTGAAAAGAGAGAACCTATTGAAATTTCTCAGGAAATCGTTCCTACATTCACTTATGGTGAAGAAAATTAACAACTAATCTTATCACCTTTAACCCAAACTAGGAACAATTTATGGCACTTCTTAACACTCGTGTTGAGTACGCTCCCTTTGAGTATCAACAAGCATATCGCTATTGGGAATTGCAGCAGCAGTCCCATTGGCTTCATCATGAAATCGCAATGGCAGGAGACATTCAAGACTGGAAAGAGAACCTTACCGAGTCTGAAAAGAATGTCATCGCAGGGATCTTAAAGGGATTCACCCAAGCAGAAATCCTTATTGAAGACTACTGGTCTAATAAGGTTTGTAATTGGTTTAAGAAGCCCGAGATTCAGATGATGGGTAATACCTTTGCTGCATTTGAATCTATCCATGCGGTGAGCTATGCCTATCTTAATGACAGCTTGGGACTTAGCGACTACACCGCTTTCCTAAACGAGCCTACCACTAAGGCTAAGATTGATCGTCTTATCAACACCAAGGGTAAGACCAAGGAAGAGATTGCGAAGTCTCTTGCTATCTTTAGTGCGTTCAATGAAGGCGTAAACTTGTTTTCTTCTTTTGCAATTCTTCTTAACTTCAGTCGTTTTAATAAACTGAAGGGCGTAGGACAGATCATCGCCTTTAGTATTAAGGATGAGACTTTACATAGCGAAGCAGGATGTTGGCTATTTAAACAGCTTGTATCTGAGTATCCTGAAGTTCTTACCGAAGAAGTAAAGAAAGAAATCTACGAAGCTGCTCGTCTTACTGTTCAGCTTGAAGATAACTTTATTGATAAGGTATTTGAGCTTGGGCCAATCGAAGGACTTGACCCAAAGGATGTTAAGGTATTCATTCGCCATCGCTGCAATACAAAGCTCACCGACCTTGGTTTAAAACCAAATTGGAAAAATATTGATAAAGAGTCCTTGAAAAGAATGGAATGGTTTGATACACTATCCAGCGGAGTAAGTCATCAGGACTTCTTTGCAGGAAGAGTATCAGATTACTCTAAAGGCTCAACTAACTTTGAAGAAATGTGGTAATATATGGACGCAATAGAATTAGAACTACAACAACTAAAACAATCAGGCGAAGCACCATTGTGGCTTGATCTTGAAGGTTATCGTACCCTCAAAGGTGGATACCTTCTTAAAGATGAAACTCCTCGCATGATGTATAGTCGTGTAGCTAAAGCTGGAGCTAAGTATTATGAAGGACTTGACTATAACGGTCAATCCTTTGAACAGCAGTTTTTTGATATTATGTGGAAGAACTGGCTGTGTCTCGCTTCCCCTGTAGCCTCTAACATGGGAACTGAACGCGGTCTGCCTATTTCATGTAATACCATCCATGTCGATGATAGTGTTGATAATATCTTTACAAAACAGCATGAGCTTGCAATGCTTTCCAAAAACGGAGCAGGTGTAGGCGTGTACCTTGGTGATATTCGCGGACGCGGAACCAGTATCAATGGCAATGGCAAATCTGAGGGAATCATCCCTTGGGCCAAATGCTTTGACACTACTACTGTTGCTGTGAGTCAAGGTGCTACTCGTCGCGGGGCCACCGCCTTGTACCTCCCCATTGAGCATGCTGACATTGAAGAGTTCATCAACATTCGTCGTCCTGTCGGAGATATGAATCGTCGTTGCCTTAATGTGAACAACGCGATTTGTATCTCTGACGAATGGATGAATTCCATGATTGAAGGCGATGCTCACAAGCGTCACTTATGGAAGGAGATTATTAAAGCTCGTGTTGAAACAGGCGAGCCGTATCTTTTGTTTACCGATAATGTAAACAACGCTAACCCCGAAGCATATAAGAATAATAATCTCGTCGTTAAATCCTCTAATCTCTGCAATGAGATTATGCTTTATACCGATAAAGACCATACCTTTGTATGCTGTCTTTCTTCCATGAACCTTATGCGATGGGAAGAATGGAAAGACACTAACGCTGTGGAACTGTCTATCATGTTCCTTGATGCTGTGCTTTCTGAATACATTCATAAGGCGAAAGACAAGTCGGGATTTGAACCTGCCGTTAGATCAGCGAGCAAGGGCCGCGCCATCGGTCTTGGTACACTCGGGTGGCACTCACTCCTCCAAGCTCGTATGCTTCCATTCGATAGCTTCGAGGCAATGATGCTAAACTCTACCATCTTCCGTACCATTCAACAACGAAGTATTAAAGCTAGTAAAGAACTGGCTGAACGCTTTGGTGAACCTGAGTGGTGCAAAGGTACAGGTATGAGGAACACTCACCTTAACGCTCAAGCTCCCACTGTATCCAACTCTATTATTAGCGGAGGATGGTCAGCAGGAATCGAGCCTATCGCAGCAAACATCTTCTCCCAGAAGACCGCTAAGGGTACATTCATTCGTAAGAATAAAGTGCTTGAGAATATCTTGGACAAGAAAGACAAGAACACTTCTGATACATGGAAGACCATTACCGAGAATAACGGTAGCGTTCAAACACTTCCTTTCCTTACCGAGCATGAGAAGAAAGTATTCCTTACCGCTCGTGAGATCAATCAGTTTGCCATCATTAAACAAGCAGGGCAGAGACAAAAGCTCATCGACCAAGGCCAATCTCTCAACCTGTTCTTTGGCGCAAACAGCGACCCTAAATACATCAACCAAGTTCACATTGAAGCTTGGAAAGCAGGACTCAAAGGACTCTATTACTTGAGAACTGAAGGTGTATTGAAGGGCGACCTTGCTTCCCGTTCTAAAGAAGAATGTGCTTCCTGTGAAGCATAATTTTTCTTGACTCCTTAAAAGAAATTAGATATAATACCTATAAATCAATGCACGGAGGCTGGCTGGTGGTCAGGCGGAGATTTATAAACTTTGTAGAGTAGGGTTCAATTCCCTATCCGTGTACCAAGTTATTTATGCAAAATAAAACAAGTAGAATTTCATTAGAAGATAGAAAAAAAGGCGGATTAAATTGTTCCAAACTTAAATGGGAAAAAAAGTTGAATGGCTTAACTATCCAAGATTACGCTTTAAAAAACGTATTTATTAAAGGAAGGTTTAGAACAGGTAAGGATCTTAAAAAGTATCTGTTTAAATGTAACTTTAAACAAAGTTATGCTTGTGAAATATGTGGATGGGATAAAATAAATCCGTTTACTAATAAACCAAGCACACAATTAGATCATAAAGACGGAGATAATACAAACAATACACTAGAAAATCTTAGGTTTTTATGTCCTAATTGTCACAGTTTACAAGCTACTTATGTAGGAGCTAATGCTAAATTAAAAAAGAAAAAAGTTTTGCTTGTGTAGTCCAAAGGCAGAGACAGAGGACTTAAAATCCTTCCAGTGTCGGTTCGACTCCGACCACAAGCACCAAAGATTGTCAGCAAATTATTGTTGACATTAACAAGCAGTAGTGATATAATATCTGAAAAGGAAGACAAACAAATGGCTAAAACTAAAACCACTAAAACCGTAATCAAGTCCAAGACCGTAAATAATCGCGTAACTATCGGAGGCGTTTATTTCCGAACTGACAAGAACCGTTATGTTGCTCGTTTCACCTTGAACGGAAAGCGTATCAATGTTGGTAGCTTTATGTCGGAGCGTAAAGCTAGGCAAGCTCTTAAAGAAGCTCGCGCCCAGTATTCTTGGTAATTCGTTCGTGGGGTTAGAGCTTAGTCTCTAGCCCCATCCACTGTCCCTTAGCTCAGAGGTAGAGCAGAGAGCTGTTAACTCTAAGGTCCGTGGTTCGATCCCACGAGGGACAGCCAATTTTTATAGCGGGTTGGAGGAGTAGTTCCTTGCAGGGTTCATATCCCTGAGACACTGGTGCAATTCCAGTACCCGCAACCACTTTAAAGGAGATAACTGTATGAAAAAATTCGCTATTGTAATTTTGTTTATACTTGCATTTTCCTTTTTGTATACTCTTAACGCGGAACCTATTCCTGCTACATCAATGGAAGTTAATCTTCCTAATGGACAAACTGTTGTAGTAGAACTAGATGCGTGTTATGATCCAGTAACAAAAAGATGGGGACCGTGCTATGTGCAGTCCCAAGAAAATTGCAAATCAGAAAACACTAAATAAATAAAAGAGAGGATTGTTATGAGTAATATTAAGGAATCGGTAAGTGACTCTTGGAATGAAGGATTTGAAGCAGGGATTGACTTTGCTAAAACGCATTACGAAGCAATGATGAATCCTTTTATTCATAATAATCCTCAACCCACTCAACATGAGTTTGGTTGCCTCATCTACATTTGCACCTGTGGGAGCAAAAGTAAATGAATTGGAGAAAAGAAAGTTGATTAGATTTTTGTTACCGCTTTTATTTGCAACTAACGCTGTTGCAACCCCCATGACTCCGCAAGAGATACAGCAAGCACTACTACTTATTCCTGAGTATGGCGAGTTTGATTCTAAAGCAATAAAAGAAACCGCCAAGTATGTAGAAGATCAATTAAAAAAGTATAACATCCATGTTCTGCCTGATGCTATTGCCGTAGGCGTAGTAATGCGCTGTCAATTTGTGTTAGGAGTATGCATAGGAGAACAAGTTAATATTGGTAAGGTAGGTAAACAATTTGTTGTATCTCTTTACGATTTTTATTCTGGTCAGCTTGGGCTTGCGGAGTATTTAACTGCCGAGGTATATGTAGCCTTTTGTTATGGTCGATGTAATGATGTAGAAGCTGAAGGCTGGTATGTCTCTATGGATGGCTCTGCCGCACTAGGAGCAGGGGCTAATGTGTTTATTGAAATGGGTTCTGATGTAACCGTAACTACCGACATAGCTACACTAATTAACTCCGGAGTGTTTTATATAGGGGCAGGTATCATGGGCGGTGAAGGCGGAGGCATCTCTCTCGGCCTAATGCGGTATAACCTTTCCTGCGTAAAGAAACTTAATTCATTATTTTAATTGACGCGAATCAGAACTCGTGATATAATTCTTACATGGACTACACAGAAATAGCTGAAAGTCTTATCAAGACAGTAGAAGATTCCACAGTTAAAACAATTCTCTCTCAGTTAGAGCATCTAATTAACAAAGGAATTCTTAAAGTTAAGAAAAACGAAGGTAAGTTTTTTAGGAAGTCAGACGGTGGCAAGTTGGAATTTGGTAACGAAATTGAACTAGAACTTGATTCTTCTGAATACATTAAAAAATTAGAACTTCAAAACGATAAGCTTATTGGAGAGAATAAACATCTTCGACAGCTTATTAAAACCTTATCTCAAATAGCAGGTGAAGCGTGACTAAAAAGAAAATACAGGTTAAGAAGAAGGGCAAGTATTCTCCTTCTGATAGCAGAAAAGAACAGGAAAGAAAAAAGCTAATTCAAGAGAAACGGATTCGCACCATCAACTCAAAAAAACGAAGTGACTATATAGATTACCTTTACAAAAAGTACGAGTAGTGGTATAATAAATACATGAACAATAGATTAAGTCATAGCGCAATCAATAAATATCTTTTTTGCGGTGAAGCATTTCGTTTGCATTACCGTGAAGGCTACCGCCCTAAAACTACAAGCAGTGCGTTGCTTTTTGGGAAGGCTTTGGATAAAGCATTTGAATACATTCTAACGGGGAAGAATGATGTTTCTGATAAAGAAGTGGCTAACGAGTATGAATATTTCGACTATTATTGGAACATCCAATACATTAACGAAGTTCCTACGAATCTTTTTTTGAATCCAGATAATGTTATTTTTTACGGTAAAAACGATATTGACTACGATCTGTTAACCGATAGCGAGAAGAAAGAAGCCAAAGACAACCAAGATAAGATTGCTTGGTTTAGTCTTCGTCACAAGGGTCATCTAATGATTGACGCTTTCAAACGAGACTTTCTTCCTAAAGTAAAAAAGATACACTCCACTCAAGAACTCATTGAGCTTGAGAATGAACATGGTGATAAGTCAATCGGCTATTGCGATGCGGTCGCTGAGCTTGAGGGATATGATAAACCTATTATCATTGACTTTAAGACAGCAGCCCGCGCATATGCCGAAGACAGCGTAGAACACTCTGTTCAGCTTTCGCAATACCTGCATTATCTTTCGGATAAGTACAGCAATACAAGGCTTGCTTCTTATGTTGTGTTTCTCAAGAACATCGTAAAGAATCGTAGCAAAGTATGCTCTAAATGCGGATTTGATGGAAGCGGAGCTAGATTTAAAACCTGCAACAACCTTGTCGACGGTGATCGTTGCAACGGTGAATGGGTAGAAAAACTTAATCCTAAAGCTGAAATGCAATTATTGGTAAATGAGATTCCCCAAACTGTCGAGCACTTTGTTGTGGATAATATTGAGACTGTTAATACTGCGATCAAATCCGGGATCTTTACTAAAAATGTTAACGGCTGTCGGGACGCAGGATTTGGAAAACCTTGCGATTTCTTTGAGCTATGCTGGAAGAAAGACGCTAGTAAACTATGCAAGAAGGAAGAATAGAAAATGGTTAGTTTATTTAAAAAGAAACCTAGATATAATATCAAGGTACAGGTACAAGTGATTCTTAACGATAATAATGTTTTGATTAATTACTTTTATTACCAAAACGTAAAAGACAAATCATACGGGATGAAACAAATTTTAAACCAGTTTAAAACTGACAACATGATAAACCTTGGAGAAATAGATTCGTACCACAATATGATTCCCATGAAGGACATTAAACGTGTTTTATTTAAAACTGAGGTTATGAAGGAGATAAATAATGGAACCAATTAATGTGGAGGTAAAACTAAACAATGGAGACAAGCATTACATTGTTTTTAACGAGGGCAAAGAAAAGTTTTTTGACCTTGTTAGATTTGGTGAAGGAGCTTTCTTACAGGATAAAAACGAAAGTTATTTCGCTGTTAAACATATTATATCATTTTATTTTAAGGAGTAGAAACATGGCAAAAAAAGAAACAAAGCAAGTAGAAGAAGTACAAACCCCAGAACCCGTAGAACTTTCTAAACCAGTAGAAGTTACTCATTATTCATATTCAATGATTAACAACCCCGATGAATCGTTTAGTGTGATTAAGATTGGATTTAATCCGGTTGAGAAATATGTTCAACCGTTAATTGAAGTGGTAGAAACAAACACCGATAAATATATTATTCAAGAACGATTGAGTATTCTTCTTCTTGATATGGAGTCTCAATGAAATCATTTAAAACTTTTAATGAGAGTATTATGGAAGGCAGTGCGCTTTTAACTAAATTGTTTTTAGCGACAATTTGTTATAAAGTACACGCAGAACTTACCGTTTTAATGGCTTTGTTTTATTGCGTCCACATTGCATCTAAACTTTATTATTTGTATGTAAAAGAAAAAGAAGATGAGATGTATTTAGCGATGGTTTCTGAAGCAATGGAAAAAGCTAGACAGGAATACGAAAATCAAAAAAATGAAACTAAATAAACACGATAATAATTATCACTCTATTTTAGAAGAAGTACTCGAAGAAGGATCTTTTTCTAAAGATAGAACAGGAACAGGGACAATATCTAAGTTTGGTATTTCAAGGACATACGATATTTCAGAATCCTTTCCTTTAATTACTACCCGTAAAGTTAGCTTTGATAGCACCGTAGATGAGCTGTTATGGTTCATCTCCGGTTCTACCAATGTTAATGATCTAC